TATAGCGGTGCAGTTACCTCTCCCGCCACAAAAGAATTTAGCTTTTTTGGAAAGTTAAATATCTTGTAATCGCTGTATTTGTTATGTTTCATATTAGGTCTTTGTATTCCACTAGGATCGTAGAGTAAGTGGCTGCATCAGCCTTTTGATAAGAATAATCAATATCAGCCACAGTCTTGAGTTGTACCACAGGCATGGAAACCATTTGCTGTAATCCTTCAGTAAAGTCTTGAGTGTGCGTTGCGCCCGTGTATAGCGGTTTAGTCTTGTTACCAACAACGCAGCGAATGATAACCTTGGGATTAAACTCGCCTTGGGATATTGCGCTAATTTTATCTAAATGATTGACTAAAGCATCCATGCAATTCATTAGAAAATCCATACGCTCAATGAAAACTACAGGCTTGCAGCCTACTAATGCCAGACCTATAGCCATATCGAGCATCAAGTTCTCTGCTACTGGCATCTCAATAATTTGCTCGTCTGGTACATTCTTGAGCGTTCCCATTGCCCTGCCCTTCATTAGTCCATAGCCTATAAACCTAGTCTTAGGATCAGCAGCCAAGTAAGTATTGGCACGGATTAAAGCATCTTTGTAGCTCATTTTCGCTCCTTAAAGATAATGTGCTTCTTAGTGCCGTTGCCAGCATGAGGGTAGGTAGGTGTGTATTGATTGCGGATTACGCAGCTTGGCATCTCAAACCTAAACTTAGTAGGCATCCGTTCTTCAATGCTTGAATCCACAGACCGATTGTTATCTTCAATGATGAACATACAAGGAAGATCGTGTCCTTCTACAAACATAACAGCTTCATAGAAGTGTCCTTGTTCTTCTGCTCCATCACCCAGGAAACAGTACACCCAGTTCTCGCTGCCTGATTCTTTAAGAGCGTAAGCTACACCTGCTGCAATACCGCAAGTACCAGCCAAGATAGACGAAGTAAAGAAATGATGATCCCTGCTGTACACAAACATAGAATTGCCAGAAAGAATATGTGCCATAAGCTCATTTGGGGGTATTCCAGCAAGTAAAGCGTGATGATGATTCCGATGAGTACTGAAAACCCAATCTCCATCTTTGATGTCCTCCTCAAATAAATCAATCAAAAAATCTTCATTACCACCTGATAAATGGATAAGGTAGGGCAAATCACCTGCTTCCCAATGCTCTGCTACGCTTTTCTCAAAATCAATTAAATCTTGTTTGTTCATATAAACTCCCTAATGTCATCAAGATCCTCAGGATCAACAACATAGTTATCCCCATAACCAAAGTCTTTTACTTGGCATCTCTTTAAGAAATCAGCTTTCCTAATAGCTCCAACAAGATCGACCTGGTAATGATTTAGATACCTAGCTAGTACTGCAATATCAGCCTTAAAGTGTTCTGCGCTGCGAAAGAGTAGGTACTTAGCCCGTGTAGTCTTGACATCAAAACGATAGCCAAAGCAATCAAAATCCCATCCAGGATCACCGCCAGGATGCAGCTCTAGGTTCACAGGCAGCCCTAAGACTTTAGCCACAGCCCATTCTCCTGCCATGCCCTCAGTAGTAATGGCAAACTCATCCCGCTTGGCATCGACTTTATTGCTGACAATACCAAGATCCTTCTTGTACTTCCAACGATCATGGGAAGCCCAAGCAATCTCATAAGTATCTAGTTCAGACAGCTTGACAATCATTTTGCAAAGACAACGGCAGCCCAAATAACGCCAATTAATCCCAACAAATACAAAGTAATGTGAAATTGCTGTTGGCGCACGGATCTGTACTCTCCAAGCAATACAGATTGAATTAGCTCCATGTCATCACAGATTTCAGGTCTGCGATCAGGATGGTAGTTAGAACCGATTTCTACGCCAGTTCTAGTGCGGTATGGTACTTGTTTCATGTTATCCCCTTGTTAGTGGCTGGTTGTTCAGAAAGATGCCAGCCGTCACCTTCCTAACAGTCCTCTTTTGGAGAACTCACATCTGAACTTATGGAGGGTATTTCTTCAATAATCACACGGATAGCGCCACCTTTGATTGGTTTACCCCTCACAATAGATAGCTCATCCACCTGGAAATCATCATCAAATACACCAGCATCTTGCAAAGCATCTAGGACTGCTTTAATGCGATTATCAATATCAATCTTCCGCTTATCACGGGGAAACAACACCATTGAAATTCGCAACTTCTTATCTCCTAGTTTAGGTACTCTGTATTCAACAACATAATCGGCTACTGCTGCCTTAAAAAGCCTACCCTCCTTTGACAATCGCATCATCCCCCTGTAAACAGTTCTATAAGAATTAACGCTTGGCGGTAAGGGCAGGTTCATAAAGATCATAGACAAGCTAAAGGCGTGTAGTAACCATCTTCTTCAGGATTCCAACAGCACAGACCACCACCCTTAATGACAACGCATTTAGTAGTTTCAGCCTGGGCTATTGGCGCTATAGCAATCATAAAACTAAAAAGGAACATCGCCATCTTGCACACGATTGACCTCCTTTGGATATTGAGTATCACCATTAGGTTTCCAGGTATCTTCAGATAAACTGATTAGCTGCCCTTTAGGGGTGTTCTTAGTCCATCCAGCTATCTTGAGAGTTTGCCCTGCTTTGTAGTCCTCAGACAATAGGATAGTTCCCTTCCAATCAGGCGCTTTATCGTGCGTTTTCTTATCGTTGCTAAACAAAACACCTTTGCCCATTTGAGCGATATGACCATTAGACATTACATACTCCTTACTTTTTGTACTTCAGTTAAAAATTTGGCGGTGTAGCTGCCATTCCAAGTGCGAGTGAATTGGTCATTCGCCCGTCTTAACAACTCATACTTACTATTCTTTTCCTTACGGTCATACTTATCCGAGTTCTCAATGCGCTGGATTAAGTCCACAAAGCCAGCAATCCAATCCTCAATAGAGAAGTAATTGGCATAAGGTTCATCATTGCCTGGTACAAATAAAGGCAGCTTATGGATCATGCTGCCAATGTTTCCCTTGCCAGGGATCTTAGGTGTATCAGGTATATCCTCGATGATGTCTGTAAGCTCTACAACCTCACCAGTAGCCTGATCTACTTTTCCAAGCTCCTTGGGCGTGGTGAAAGTTTCAGTTTCTTCTGGAGTGTAGAAGCCTGTAACAGAACCAGGGAAAACTGATCTAATCCCCTCTGAAATACAACGGCTTCGTAACATCGCTCTGGGGAACTTTTGCCATCCAGATCCAGGCTTAACAAGACCGATTCTGTTTGCTTGCTCGATAGTCCATGTAACCGCAAGCTCACCCCCGTTGGGATGTGAAAAAACTCCTGTAACTTTGTCATCTGTGTATTCCTTCCAATCAACTTTTCCACCTGCATTTTGAAAGCGTGCCAGCATTGCATCTGCTTTGAGTGCTGGTCTGCCTTGGATAATGTGAAAATCTCTTGCTGCTGTGGCTGGATGTAAGCCCTCTGATTGAGCTACTGCCATCAATGCTAAGACCGAGTTCTTGTCCTTCATACCAAACAAGCCCGATGCTGCAATAGCAGCAGCCATCTGCTCCATCTCTGAGTAGGCGATTATGTTAGACATGGATCATCTCCGCTAAAGTAATAACTGTGTCAATGACAGAACTGGCTGCCATCACCCATACCGCTATATCTATTGAGTTCATTTGACTAAGAACCTCCGTGATCCTGGCTGCTCAACAATGAATTGCTCGTATATGTCGGGATAGCCTTGTTTTAAAAGATCGGCTGAGAAGCGTTTAGAAGCCTTTGCAGCCTTCCAGGTGACTAGGGTAGTACCATCAACCGCCCTGATCTCTGAGTTCTCTGCCATAGCGTTCCTGATGGATACCTCTAAGGTTTCCTCCAGCTCCTCTAGCTGCTTGCGCTGCCCTTTGATTTGCTTGAGCTGCGCTACAACCTGCTCTACTTGCTGCGTAGCTGTGATGACACCAGCATTATCAGTAGGGTAGATAATCTTAGTCTGCTCTATGGTTTCCGCTTCAGGCAGCGTACCAGCCTTGCAGTAACCCCATACCTTTGCCATCTGCTTTATAAGGTCATCCTTCATCTGATCGGTGATTTCAAACTTAAATGTCAAGAACTCCTGACCACCAAAGAGAACCGCTAGAACTATGTTATGAACATTGTGTACGGCTGCTTCATGAACCAATTGTGCAAAATCGCTGGCAGGGATACGATTGCTATCAGGATCAAACTTGCTACGAACACCAGCATTGTAGTTTTTGGCTTCAATGAGGGTATTTCCATCCGTGCTAATAAAGTCAAAATGACTGCGAAACCAATCATGTTGAGGATGAGTAAGAGCGTAATCAGCATCTTTAATTTCCAATCCAAGTTTTTCCTGGGCTAATCTTCCCACAAAGCCCTGAATCTTTTTCCCCATCTGCACAGCTTCAATGCCTGATAAGTCGGGGATCTCCTTCTTACCTTGCTTTTCTAAGATGACATCCATAGCTCTGCCATTAGCTACCTTACGGCTATCACCTGACCATATTGCACTATTGCGTACTTCGGGCGCAAAATCAGCTTGATCGTTCATTGCTTGCCCTCCTTAATAATGCCATCAGCCATACGATAAGCCCTGGCAATAGCTACTTGCTCCCATTTGCTTACTTGTTCTTCAGGTGTCATCTTAGATGTATCACCTATGTTTAAATTCCAATCAGCTTCGATCATGGATTTAAGAATAGATAAGGCAATTTCTTTTCTGTCCATCTTATGCTCCCTTCGTTAGGATATTGAGTAATGCGATTAAGTGATTAACTTGTTTACGATAGAACTCTACTGATTGCCGTAAATCAGTCACTTCATCATTCGCTTGGGCGATTAGCTCGTCTTGCTTATCTACCAGGTTACGCAGCTTTAAGAGCAGCTCTGCTTGATCCTGGTCTTTCCTGCTTGGTCTGCCTGGTTTGCGTTTAACTACCATGATTAAATCCTCCTGTTAGGGTTATCTGCCGAAAGGTATTTTTGACAAGTCATCAAGGTCGGCATCCTCAATGCTTGTTGGTTCAAAGATGGTTGATCTAATAGGTTTGTATAGGCGAGCATCTTTCCCACAGCCTGTTAGATCCATAAGTCTTTCTATCCCTGCGGTTCTATAGTCAATCTGACCATTAACCATGTTTACCTGGATACTGGCTAGGCATAAGTTGTCGGATTCTTGATAATGAATACAGTCAATACAGAATTTCATTTTGATGTCCTCGTTAGGTTAAAGGGTTACTGCAACAACAACAATACTACAACAACAAATATAACACAACTCTTTTTTTAATCATACTCAACATACATAGATGTATCTATATGTCTATAATATATATATAGAAGCGTATATACTTCGTAGAATATACTTCGTAGAATAGAAGCCTTATATTCTATTTCTATCATAGATGCTTCGTAGAATAGATATAGAGGGAGTATATGATCGTATAGATACATAGATGGGGTAATGGGGTTTGATGGGGTTTACAGCTCAAAAAGACAGCCCAATCACCACTAGCAACAACGCTCCGATCCAGCTCAAGCAGTCAATTAACTGATCCCTGGTAAATATCTTAGGCGTGCGTGCGTGCGTACAGAATTGCCCTATTAAGGCTATATTTTGCTTACGCTCTTTTGTATAAATATCTTGGTTTTGCATGGTTTTTTTCCAATCGTTAGGTATTGAATAGGTATAGATTAGGTTTAAAAGGCATTAAAAGCGCTTACAAGGCATTTTCTAGGGTAAGGCAATGCCATTGCATCACCTAAACCCTAAAAGCGCCCTAAAGCTCTTAAAACAATCGCCCTGGTTTAACAGTAGATAGCCAGGCATTAAAACTAAGCGGGATAAATCCCTGCTTGGCTGCCAGGTAGCAATAAGCGCTGTATTTCTGTTTTGCGCTCATGAGTAGATAACCTCTATTTCGCTGCACAATTCTGTTAAGTATTCGCAACTATCCGCTGTATTGTTATCTCTAAATTCCGCTATAGCATCATCCTTGCTAAATCCGCTGTAGAGAATGAAGTATTCCAGGCATTGCGAATAGCTCACTTCTGAACCCTCTATAAAATATTTAGGCATAAATCCCCCGTTAGGTTTAGGTTATGACTAGCTAATGCTAATCCGATAAGCGCCTATTTCTAAGCGCTTACCAGGTAGCACTAGGCTGCTGCTTGATTGGTAATTACATCCAGGTTATTAATGTAATCCGCTGCTTTTTGCGCTAATGCTGCTGCATTAAAAATTGCCTTGTTATCATCTTTTAAGCATTTCAACCATGATCCGATGTAATCGGCATGACGTAGATCGCCCTGGATACCGTAATCCTGGCATAGGAAAGCAGCGCCCATTTCCGCTACTAATTCCTCGAAAGCATAAGCAGTATCGGCAAAGCGCTTTCCCTTAGTGCGATCCAGGCGATGTTTAGCACCTGACCAGTGAGTGATCTCATGTAAAACAGTAGCGTAATAGTGATCTTCACTTATAAAAGTGTTTTTTGCTGGCATTGTGATGGCATCTTCACTAGGTCTATAAAATGCCTGGTTGCCGTTATGCTTGATTGTTGCACCTGTTTTGATGATGCGATCTTCTAATGCTGGTACAGGGTTAAAGTCAGGCAATACAGGTTTAACCTGCTCAAATTCAATACCCTCTACCTGGGCAGCATTAAAAACATAATAAGATTTTAAGCAATGATAGATAGACTGCTCAAGATCCCCAGTAGCAGGGTTTACAGCATCTTTTTTAATTGGTGAGTAGAAAACAATCATTGTGCCTTTTTCACCTTTTTTGACTGTAGCTCCCAATTCCTGCCATTGCTTGAATGATGCCCAGTAAGGCATTGCATAACCTGACATTCCTAGAATTAATCTATTGATGCCGTTATATGCTTTTTTGCTAATGATGTTTTGATCTTCCTGGCTGCCTGCTTTCCAGGGTTTGATCCAAGGCGCTGCACCTTTTTCTAATTCTTCAATGATGCGATCTGTTACTTGTTGATAGACTTTATTTTCCATGATGTATATATCCTCTGTTAGGTTAAGAGTACTGCTCAACTGCTAAGTATGATTATAAGCATAAATGCTTTATGAATGTAAACTACTTAAATAATAACCTTGTAAGATAGTCAACTATTAAATAGTCTATCAACTATCGTCTATAGATATCTATAGTCTATGTCTATATAGATATATATATAGTTATATAGTAGTGATGTATATAGATGTATAGGGCATGGGATTAAAAGGGCGAATAGTAATCTACTAGATCACCTCTTGAAAATTCCTAATATGGGCTGCAATGGGCGCTTAAAACGATTATAAAGGCATGATTTAACGCCTTAATATGGTCAAAATGGTGCTAAACCATTGATTTAATTACAATATCTCGCTTAACTGCCCTTTTTAGTTGGACTTGGAACGGTGGAGAGCGTACCCCCCAACTCAATCCCCCCAGAAAAAAAATCAGTTTTTCCTAGATCAAGCGCTTCTTCGTAATCGTGTTGTTGGTGAGGTTGACGGTTTGATGAGCGCAGTAGAAGATGCGTGTCTTGACCGTCTGAGCGTTATAAACATTGAAGGTAGTCCACATAGGACCTGTGGCAACACCGATGATGTGCTTTGCGCCCTTGGACAGCGCACCGATGCCTGTGACGGTGATTCCGTGATCTAAGGTACATTCCGCCATCCCTGTACGGGCTGTAGTGATGACTTTCTTGCCCTCATTACAGAGGTTTCGCACCATGTTTTCAAAGAATTGAGGGTTGAAATCGGGTAATTGCCCACTTGCGGGAGGGCTGTTGATAATCAGGTAGTCGTAATTCATTGGTGGCAGCACCTTTAGCCTTGGGTAATCGAACCATAAGTCCTCCTTGCAAGCAATTGGGTTAGATACTTCCAGAAGGTCGGATAGGTAATCAAACCAGCAGATATGGAATGTCACCCAGTTTTCCCGCAGCGGGTGGTTGTAAAAGAAGTTATCGCGCCCAATCCAGCAATTGATTGCGCCTGGCGGGATCGAAAGACCAGCGATCTCAATTGGCATAAACTCCACCAGCGGTTCTAGCTGGAAGTGCAATGCAGGATTGCAATGGTGTACAAACTCTAGGTCAGGGTTTTGCTCACAGACCTTACGCAGGTAGTGTAAGTGAACTAGGTTATCACCAAGATGGTATTCATTGTATGTATGAATCATATTGTGTATTATGTGGAAAGTATGATGAAGGAGAGTATATGACATTAGAGATTGATAAGGGAATCCCCCTTCCTATCGAGAAGAAGCGCAATATCTATCCCTACAAGCAAATGGATGTAGGTGACAGCTTCTTTGCGCCAGAAGCCAAGGTAACGATTATGTGTAATTTGCAGTATCGGATCAGCAAGCGCACGGGTATGAAATTTACAGCCAGAAAAGAAGGGAACGGTGTACGGGTATGGAGAATCGAATGAACGCAGCCAATGGAGCAATGACCGTAGAGCAGTACATCGAAAGAGCTAATGACGAAGCTAAGAAGATGTACATGGAACGGATCTGGCGGATGGACAAGGACCAGATATTTCATGAGCTAATGCGGGTGCATGGAGAAAGCTCTAAGCTCTTGATCCAAGCTCAGTCGGAAATTGAGTATTTAAAATCCTTACTAGATGGTCCTGAGGATGGGGATGCAAGGCACTAAGGATTGGGAGTATCTGTGCAAGCAGCGCCAAATCTTTAAGACTGAAATGATGAAAGCCTTGTCTTGCCGAACAAAGAGGTCCAAGATCAAGCTAGTCGATGATTGGAAAAAGCGTTACTCGGAACAGATTGTGAAAGAACTCATCC